CGCTGACGGGACGGGCGGTCACGCCTTTTCGCAGACGCTGGACGAGCACAACCGGAACGTCGCGCGTTGGCGCGAGATCGAGGGGCAGCAGGAGGCCGCCAGCGACGGTTGAGCCGGGCGAAGCGGTGCCCCGGACCTGTCCCAAAGGACAGTCGTTGCCTGCGGTGGCGGGCGACGGCGCGGTTTTGCCTTGGTCCGGGACTGGGCGAGTTTTCAGGGGCTTGCCCCTGAAATGGCCCGAAAGTTACATGAAGATGCAACGGCAATGATCTGAAATCATGTATTTTTCAGCGTTCTTGGCGTATGGTGTCCGCCTTGCTGGACAGTCTTGCCGGTCACCTTGCATGACGCTTGGGCCGTGACGGCTGATCCTTCATCGGATGAACGCACTGGCATTGGCTTGGAACGCATGGCTCAGACAGATGACCGGAAGTCGGACGCTCCCTGGGAGGACTACGCACGCGACGTGCGCAGGGCCGAGGTGTCGCTGCATGCGTTGACGAACGTCCTGACGGACCTCGTCGACGAGACGAAGAAGGATCGCGGGAAGCAGGCGGCGAAACTGCCGGCACAGGCGGCGGAGTTGGCCATGGCCCTGCGCCGCGCGATGGAGATCGAGGAGAAATACCATGCGTGGATCGCCCATCGGCGGAAGACCCTCCAGCCCGGAGATTACGACCTCGACGCCGCCCTTGCCGAAATCCGACGCCGCCTGGATCAGCTCCGGGCCCTCGTCGATTCGGGACCTGCTGCTTGAGGATCTGAGCGTCCACGACACCTGCGCGCTGCCGTGGCTCTGGGAGTTCTGGGCGATGGAACACCAGCGGCCGCCGCCGGGCGACTGGCGGGCCTGGGTGGTGCTGGGGGGCCGTGGTGCGGGCAAGACGCGGGCCGGGGCGGAATGGGTGCGCAACATGGCGGAGGGCTCGCGCACCCTCGATCCGGGGCTTGCAAGGCGTATCGCGCTGGTGGGCGAGACCATCGACCAGGCCCGGGAGGTGATGGTGATGGGAGACAGCGGCATCCTTGCCTGCTGTCCCCCCGACCGCAAACCGAGCTGGATCGCGGGGCGCAACCTCGTGCGCTGGCCGAACGGGGCGGAGGCGCAGCTTTTTTCCGCCCATTCACCCGAGAGCCTGCGAGGGCCGCAGTTCGATGCGGCATGGACCGATGAGCTGGCGAAATGGCCGAAGGCAGCGGAGACCTGGGACATGCTCGGCTTTGCGCTGCGACTGGGGCGCGATCCGAAGGTCTGCGTCACGACAACGCCGAGGGCTTCGCGGGTGCTGCGCGAGTTGCTGGAGCAGGAGAGCACGGTCAGTACCCACGCGCCGACGGAGGCCAATGCCGCCAACCTCGCGCCCGGCTTCATCGCCGAAATGCGGGCGCGTCACGGACGGGGGCGGCTGGCACGGCAGGAGCTCGACGGTCTGTTCCTCGAGGATGTCGAGGGCGCGCTCTGGCCGCAAGGGACGCTCGCGGATTGCCTGAGGGGCGACGCTCCGCCGCTCGACCGGGTGGTGGTGGCCGTGGATCCGTCGGTTTCGGCGGGCCGCGGGGCGGACGAGGTCGGGATCATCGTGGCGGGAGTCGAGGCGAAGGGACCAAGACAGGACTGGCGCGGCTGGGTGCTGGAGGACGCGACGGTCTCGGGGTGCAGCCCGGCGGTCTGGATGGCGCGGGCGGTGGAGGCCTATCGCCGCCATGGTGCGGATCGGCTCGTGGCGGAGGTCAACCAGGGCGGGGAGCTGGTGCGGGAGGTTCTGGCGCAGATCGATCCGGGGGTGGCGTTCAAGCCGCTCCATGCCGTCCGGGACAAGAGCGTGAGGGCCGAGCCCGTGGCGGTGTTGTACGAGCAGGGGCGGGTGTTCCACGCCGGCGGGTTTCCGAAGCTGGAGGACCAGATGGCGGAGATGAGTGCGACGGGCTTTCGCGGGCGCGGATCGCCGGACCGGGTCGATGCGCTGGTCTGGGCGCTGACGGAGCTGATGCTGGGACCGGCGTCCGGTCCGCCGAGGGCGCGGGTGCTGTGAGTCTTCGGATCCGCTGACGGCCTCGTCCCTTCGGACGGGGCCGTTTTGCGTGGGTTTTGCGCCTGGGCGGGTGTCGCCACGCCTCATGCCGGGATCTCCTCGACGCTTCAGGGCCGGACGGCGCAACGGGGTGCGCGCGGTCGGGGCGCACGCCCTTAAGGCTTCGGCTCCATAACGCTCCCCAAGACGCGGCAAGGCCCCGGGCCGAGGAGTGATGGATGTTCGACTTTCTGAAGCGGGCGCAGGGCGAGGCTGCGGAGGCCCCCGAGGCGAAGGCCTCGGCCACCGGCCCCGTCATCGCAATGACCACCTCGGGCCGGGTGGCCTGGTCGCCGCGCGACACCGTCTCGCTGACGAAGACGGGCTTCGCCGGCAACCCTGTGGGCTTTCGGTCCGTGCGGATGATCGCCGAGGCGGCGGCGGCGGTGCCCGTCGTGGTGCAGGATGCCGGCGCGCGCTATGCGGCGCATCCGCTGCTGGCGCTGATCGAGCGGCCCAATGGCGGGCAGGGTCGGGCGGAGTTTCTCGAGGCGCTCATCGGCCAGCTGCTGCTGACGGGGAACGGCTACGTGGAGGCCGCGGGCGCGGGCGAGGGCCTTCCGGGCGAACTGCATGTGCTGCGCTCGGACCGGATGAGCCTGGTGCCGGGGGCCGATGGCTGGCCCGTCGCCTATGACTACACCGTGGGCGGGCGCACGCATCGCTTCGCCGTCGGCGAGGGTGCGAGCCCGGTGTGCCATGTGAAGAGCTTTCATCCGCAGGACGACCATTACGGTCTTTCGGCGCTGCAGGCCGCGGCGACGGCGCTCGATGTGCACAATGCCGCGTCGCGCTGGTCGAAGGCGCTGCTCGACAATGCGGCGCGGCCTTCGGGGGCCATCGTCTACAGGGGGGCGGACGGCTACGGGCATCTGGCGCCCGAGCAGTTCGACCGGCTGCGCGACGAGATGGAGAGCCAGCACCAGGGCGCGCGCAACGCGGGCCGGCCGATGTTGCTGGAGGGCGGGCTCGACTGGAAGCCGATGGGATTCTCGCCCTCGGACATGGAGTTCCAGAAAACGAAGGACGCCGCGGCGCGGGAGATCGCCATGGCCTTCGGCATCCCGCCGATGCTGCTGGGGATCCCGGGCGATGCGACCTACGCCAATTACCAGGAGGCAAATCGCGCCTTCTACCGGCTCACGGTGCTGCCGGTGCTGCAGAAAGTGACGGCGGCGCTTGGGGCCTGGCTTTCGGATCACTCGGGCGAGGCGGTGAAGCTGTCGCCGGACCTCGACCAGATCCCGGCGCTGTCGGCGGAGCGGGAGGCGCAGTGGCGGCGCATCGGGCAGGCGGATTTCCTGAGCGATGACGAGAAGCGGCGCCTTCTGGGCCTGCCGGTGGGGGGGGACGGATGACAGAGCGGGTGGTGGAGCCGGGCGCGCTGCGCGCGCGGGGGCCGGGGCATGATTTCTGGTTCGCGCAGGTCGATCTGCGGCTCACGCGGATCGAGGCCATGGTGGCGCGGCTCGAAAAGACGCTGTGGCTGGCGGGCTATGCGGCGGGGGCGCTGCTGGCGCTTACCGCGCTGGCCGCGCTGGTCGGGTGAGCAGGAGGGGACAAGCGATGGATCTGGAACACAAGTTCGCCCGGATCGGCGGGGAGATCGCGCTGCGTGAGGGCCATGTGATCGAGGGCTATGCTTCGCTCTTCGGCCTTCCTGACCAGGGCGGGGATACGGTGCTGGCGGGGGCTTACGGCGCCTCGCTCAGGGCGCTCGCGGCGCAGGGCGGCAAGGTCAAGATGCTCTGGCAGCACGACCCGGCCCAGCCCATCGGCGTCTGGGACGAGGTGCGGGAGGACGGGCGCGGCCTCTGGGTCAAGGGGCGGCTTCTGCCGGAGGTGGCGCGCGCGCGGGAGGCGGCGGCGCTGATCGAGGCGGGGGCGATCGACGGGCTCTCCATCGGCTACCGCACGAAGAAGGCGCAAGGCGGCGGCAAGGGCGGGCGGCTCCTGTCGGAGCTGGAGCTTTGGGAGGTGTCGCTGGTGACCTTTCCGATGCTGCCAGAGGCCCGGGTGGGCCGCAAGGCGGAGCGGGACGAGGGCGCGCTGATGCGCGAGCTGGCGGCGGCCTTCGAGGACGCCCGCGGGGCGCTGACCGGGGCGTGAGCCTCAAGCGAAAGGACATGAGATGCAGGACATGACCGGAACCGGGGCGGACACGGGCCGCTCTCCGGCGGAGGAGCTGAAGGCCGCGATGGCGGGGTTCGCTCAGGATTTCAAGACGTTTTCGACCGACATTCACCTCAAGCTTCAAGAGCAGGACACGCGCATGAGCAAGCTTTCCGCGAAGATGATCCAGCGCCCCGCCCTGGCGGCGGCGGCCGAGACCGGGACGCCCCACGGGCAGGCCTTCGAGGCCTATGTGCGCTCGGGCGATGACGACGGCCTGCGCGGCCTCGTCCTCGAGGGCAAGGCGCTGTCGATGCAGGTCAATTCCGACGGCGGCTATCTCGTCGATCCGGAGACGGCGGCGGCGGTGCGCTCCACCCTGCTGGCCACCGCGAGCCTGCGGAAGGTGGCGCAGGTCGTGCAGGTCAACGCCACTGCCTATGACGTGCTGATCGACCATTCCGAGGCGGGGGCGGCCTGGGCCACGGAGACGGGTGCGGTGACCGAGAGCGGCACGCCGCTGATCGACCGGATCTCCATTCCGCTGTTCGAGTTGAGCGCCATGCCGAAGGCGAGCCAGCGTCTGCTCGACGACAGCGCCTTCGACATCGAGGGCTGGCTGGCGGGGCGGATCGCGGCGAAGTTCGCGCGGGCGGAGGCGGAGGCCTTCATCAACGGGGACGGCGCGGACAAGCCGCGGGGCATCCTCGACTATCCGACGGTCGACAATGCCGTCTGGACCTGGGACGCGCTCGGGACCGTCAAGACCGGCTCGGACGGAGGCTTCCACCCTTCGGCCCCG